ACGGCGTTGTCCAGGCTCTCGTTTTGCAGCACCACCCTGTGCACTTCGCGCGAGAGCGTCTGCAACTGGACCTCCGCCGCGCGCTGATCTGCCATCTTCCTCACGACGAGCGCCACCCCGACGGTCACCTTGCTCTCCCACCCCCTCGGGATGTAGACCATCGCGGACTGCACGCGCGACCCGATCACCGACCCGTGCGGCGACGGCAGGTTGGGATCGGTGGGGTCGAACGACGCGTTTCCCCACGCTATGAAGGCGGTCTGCGGGTCGGCCTGGAGCTTCTCGCGAAGCTTGTCGGCGACGGCCTTCGGATCAGGCAGCGCCACCGGCCAGCCTCCGCTCCAGCTCCTCGCCGAACGTCTTCGCCATCTTCGGCGCGCTCTCGTCCAGCGCCGGCTCGAAGTACGGCCTGCGCGGGATGGTCACCTTTCTGGCGAAGACCTTCTTGCCGCCGACCTCGAACACCAGGAACCGCGCCCTCTTCGGCAGGATCACCCCGCCGAACTCGTGGATGCGCGCGTACACGACGTTCGTCCCGACCACTAGCTCGACGGCGCCGCCGACGTCCCTGACCTCGTGCGTGATCGAGCTGCGCAGCCGCCCAGTCCTGACCTTCAGGACCTCGCCGGACAACTTGATCTTCACCGCCCTCTCAAGCAATGCCCCAACCTTCGCCATGGCGAACCGAACGGCCTGCGGCGACTTGCCGAGGTTGTCAATGACCTCCTTGGTTCCCCTGATCTCCAGCTGCAGGCTGTACGCCATTCTTCGCCTCGATGTACTTCTTGATGCCGTACGCCCCCATCACTGGGAGCAGGATAAGCGGCGCCGTGGCCAGCAGCTTCGCGATGTCGTCCACGCTCTTCGCCAGCGCCATGCCCTGAACGTACATCGCAATCACCAGGCCCACGAGCGCGTGCTGCCAGGCGTGCTGCCTCACCCGTACTTCCTCACGTATCGGTCCAGCACGATGCGCACGTGCCCCGGCATGTCCGTCTCGAATGTCGAGCTGTGGTCCACGAACGCCTCGCTCCTGAACTCGAGCTTCTGCCGCAGCCTGAACCTGTTCCCGGCCCACTCGATGCCTGCCAGCTTCAGCTGCTTTATCGGCCCAGACGCCGTCGCGTACCCCACCGTGTAGTCGACTTCGATGTTCCGCTGCCCCGCGTTGCTGGGCAGGTCCCACCCGGACGGCCTGTACAGGATGGACCCGTCCACGTTGTCGATCTCCCACGTGCTCGAGCCAGTCGCGACAACGGCGCCGTTGATCTTCAGCTGCTGCACGCTGATCAGCGGGAACTCCTTGAGCACCAGCAGCAGGCGCGTGTCTCCGACGTGCTTCTCGCCAACGATCGCCGTCTGCTCCAGGAACCTCCGCTGCGTGTACCGCAGCATGTCCTCGTGAATCGCGTCCACGACCACGCCCATCTGCCCGTCGAACGTCGACACGTCGATTCCAATGTGCGACTTGACCTCCTGTACGGTGAAGATCGCCACCCTACAGCACCGTGGACCTGAACGACTTGTCGCCCACCATCGTGATGCGCACTGGGTTCCTCGGCATCTTCATGCCCGGAACGTAGAGCCTGTACCGCCCACTGTACTGCTCGAGGTCCGCCTTGGCGAACGTCGCGATGTCTCCCGCCACGTACGGCGGCGTGGACTTCGTGAACACGACCGTCACGAACTCCGGTCCAGGCGCTCCGCCCTCAGCTCGCTCGCTTCCCTGTCGTACCACAGGAACCACTCCTCCCCGCCCTTCTCAACCACGACTCCCGTTCCCCTGCCAGACTCGTGCACGGCCTTTCGCCTGACAGTGCCGCCGACCAGGTGGGAGGGCTCTCCTCCCACCCAGCCGACGTCAGCCGCTCTCACTCAGTCGCTACGGTGCGACCGACTTCAGGTACCGGCTCACGACCAGCGCGTGGCATCCGAACGCCACGTTCGGCGTGGTGCCGCCCGTGAAGAGGATGGTGCCAACTGCCCGGCGGTACCGCTTGGACGGGCGGTTGCCCGCCTTCGCGTTCGCGTGCAGCTTGTCCATCAACTCCTGGATCTGGGCGGAACCGGTCTCGTCGACCTGCGCGAACGCGATGTTCGCGTTGGCCTCGTCCTTCGCGTCGGCGAAGGCCACGTTGTCGTCGCTGTCCTGGATCTTGACGTCCAGGTCCAGGTCAGTCGGCGCGCCCTCGACGTCCCCGACGTCCAGGAGCCACAGGATGGCATACGCCCCCTGGGAGTCGACTCCGACGCCGTTGACGGTCGCCGCGTACTCGTCCGGGTTGATGCTCTGCACCGACCGGACGGTATTCAGAAGGTCGTACTCGCGAACAGGGCTCATGTGTCCTCTCTCCTCTGCCCACTCTCGGCGGGGTCAGCCGTTTGGAGGGCGGATTAGGCGCCGCCCTCCTGCCGCCTACGTCAGGTCTACTTGACTGCGGTCAGCTTGCGCACGGACGCTGCGAGCGAGAGCTCGCCGTCCAGGCGCTCGAAGACCTTGATGATCTGCTGGTGCTTCTCGAATGCCCCAGCGCCCTCGGTGGTCGTCTCGACCGCCATGGTCTCGCGGTCGAAGATGTAGTACCACCGCAGGTTGCCGAACCAGATCTCGGACTCGTTCATGCCGGCCCCGAGGTTGGACGGGATGTCCACCTGCTCGAGGACGGGGTAGCCGAGCAGCGTCGCGTACTGCACGCTGCCGAGGCCAGGCGCCGGCTGCGCCGGATCGGTCCAGATCGGCCGGTTGGTCGTGTCCTGCAGCCTGCGCAGGAGCTTGATGACGTCGTTGTTGAGCAGGAACGTGCTGCCAGCCCGGTACTGCTGGGGCAGCCCGTACACGAGGTTCACGACGTCATTGTAGGCCAAGTTGGCGCCGGCCTGCGCGATGCCGGTAACGCCTGGCGTGTTCCGAAGTCCAAGCGGCTGCCCGGTCCCGGTGCCCGCCATGAACGCCTTGTCCTCCGCGGCGCGGAACGCCTCGGCGAACATGGTGACGAGGACGGCGTAGATGTTCACGCCGGAGTCGGCGAACAGCTCACGAGAGCTGCGCAGCATCCCGTCCAGCCGCCACACGCGCCACAGGATCTGGCCCAGCTCGATGTCCGAGCCGGCTCCGACCGTGGTCTCGGTGATGGCCTGGTTCTCGCCCTCCCAGTACGTCTTGATCGCTCCGGCCAGCCGCGGAACGCTGCCGGCCATGCTGGTGACGGGGAAGACGGTCGACCGCGCCCGCATCACGGGAACGGCGATCAGGTCTCGGATCACGTCTGCGCGGAACTCCTCGGGGATGAGGTACCCACCCTCAGGCCCGACTCCGCCGGACAGCGCGGCCGCCCTGGTGTAGTCCTTGTCGAAGAGTGCCCGAATCAGGCCCATGGCGCGATCCTGCTTCGGCAGCTTTCCGACTTCGTCCTTGGACGGCACGATGCCGTGCTTGAGGTCGATGCGGTCAAGGCCCATCGCCTTGATGCGGTCATCGACAGTCTGGTTGACGAGTTTGTTGAACTCGTCCATGGTGAGCCGCTTGGGCTCGCTCATGTCAGCTGCTCCTTTGCTTCAGATTTGTACGCGCCAGCCCGTGCCACTCTCCGCTTGACTACTCCGTGATCTCGATGACTCCCGCGTCGTCGTCGCTCTTCGGCTCTTCGACCTTAGGCTCTTCCACCTTGGCCGGCGCCCGCGACAGCACCTGGTCGATCAGCCCCTTCGCCTGAGTGAGCGCGTCCAGGTCTTCCCTGGACATGGCCACGTTGTCCATGCCCTTTCCCTCCTGGTCAGTCCTGCCGAGCCTGTGCTCGAACACATCGCGGCTGATGGCCCGCTTCTCGAAACTGTCGATCGCCTCGCCGAGCTTCCACTTCCTGGACCTGAGGGACTTCACGTCCTCGAACTCAGGCACCTGAATGCCGAACTGGTCAGCGTGAACGTACAGGTGATCGTACGCCCGCTCGCACTCCTCGTCGCTGAGCAGCGCGATCTCCAGACAGCTGATGGCCTCCTCGACGCCCGCCCTGGACGTCACGAGGTTGCCAGCCTCGGCCACGTCGTGGTGCGGGAGGAGGAGTTCGGTTCCCCTGGCCAGTGCGTACGCCTTGGCCCGCTTCTTCGCGTCTCCGCCTGCCCACGCTTCCACTCGCTTCTGCGCCTCGACGCCGTCCCAGACGGCGCGCTCGACCCTCTTGTCATCCGACTCCTTGTCTTTGTCGATGCTGACAGCCCTGAACGTGCCGGGCCCCGTCTGCACCATGTGCACCGAGCGAGCCGCGTCGAACATCCGCGCCAGCGGCTCCCAGCTGTCTGCCAGCGCCTCCGGGTTGGCCGGCACGGGCACGGCGCTGAACTCGAGGAGCTCAAGCTTCTTGAAGGTCGTCGGCCCGCCCTCCGATTCCGGGGGCGTGGACTCGAGCACCCTGAACCCGACGCTGAAGCCCTTGAGGATCTTCTCGTCGTAGAACGTCTTGACCTGCTGCGCCCACGGGTTCAGGTCACCGCTGACCCACTCGAACTCGGCCTTGAGCCGGTCGCCGTCCACCCAGACTCGCTTCGCGACGCCAATCGGCAGCTCGGTGCGCATGTGCGCCCACAGCACGACGGGGTTCTTCCTGTACGCCTTCAGGTCCCATCCGTGCGGGTTGAGGATGGTGCCGAACCGGTCGACCGTCCCCGTGCTGATCGTCACGACGTTCGTGTCGTCCTGGCGCTCGTACGCGTCGTGGAAGGTCCTGAGCAGGACCTGCTTGTCGTCCATCGCAGTCCTCGAGTTGGAGTTGCTACGGAAGAGCTTACTCGACGGCGGGTCTACTTGCTTACGGGGATGCTACGCCTGCGTACCTATAGTAACCCGTCAAGACCTGGAAGTCAATACCCTCGGCAGTCGACAGCGCGCAGCCGAGACAGGCACGGCGAACACGAACACCTCGCCGAACCCGACCACCGTGGCGGCGACGTCTCCGCCCGCGCGTATGACCGGCCCTCCGCTCATGCCCCTACCGTTCCCGGCGAATCCGAGCAGCACGTACACGGGGCCGACGCTCGACGCGACTCCGTCGGCATCGTGCAGCTCTATTAGCTGGAGCATCCACACGGCAGCCACGCGCCCCTCGTAGTACCGCCTCAGCGGCCACCCGGCGATCGTCACCGTCTCCATGTATCCGAGCAACTCTGCCGTCTCCTTCAGCTCCACGCCGTGGCTCCCGACCATCGTGGCACTGTCCGTCCTGACGTCAGCGCATGAGACTGGCAGCGTCTCGCCTCCCGCGCGGGCCGTTGTGGAGTCTCGCACCACGTGGGCCGCGGTCCTCACGTGCCCTCCCACGTACACCCCGCTGCCCTGCCTGCCGTCGGCCTCCACCATCGGAACGCTGAGGGAGTACATGAACTGGCCACCGACTGGCACCTGCATGGCCAGGACGGCGAGCACCACGCCTGCGGCGACGGCCAGCTGGCTCACGGCTTCCTGTTCCTCAGGTAGTACGCCAGCGTGGTGCACGCGCCACCCGCGAACGCCTCGTCACCGGCGCTTCCGACGATGTCGGCGTAGCCGTTCAGGTCCAGGTCCATCATCATGCGCTCCGGCCTCTCGTAGGCCGGCGGGGCCCAGACGACTGCCATGTACGGCCTGCTGGCCGCGACGGACGAGACTGCCATGAAGTACAGGCTGATGTCGGAGCCGTCCAGCGTCGCGTCCCCGTCGCCGCGCGAGTTGTAGTAGCGAGCCTCGATGCCCACTCCGGGCGCGCACTGCACGGTGCGCGTGGCGACCTGTACCGACCGCGACACGTCGGGCATCCTCTGCCTCGGCGCCGGCGCCGCGTAGGCCGGCGTCTGGCCGACCCACAGCTCCGGAACCGCCATCACGCCGCACGTCACCATCACCAGCGCAACTGCCAACGCCCTCATTTCTATACCTCCCCGGCCCGGTGGTGCAGGCCCGCGAGCTTGTCACGGTAGGCCGCGACCTCGGCGCTCGTTGCCGGAACTCCCTTACCGCTCGTACTCACCTTCCAAGACGCGAACGGCAGCCAGTCGACGGCCGCCATCCAGTGGTCGCCCATCCTTGCCGCGGCCCCGACGGTCTGCATCCACCCTCCGCGCGGGTGGCTCCTCATGGCCAGCTGCGGCACGTAGTAGTAGAGGCCGTCGTCGCTGACGACCTTGTTCATTCTCCACAGCTCCGGCCACTGCCTGCCGTACGCCAGCCTGCGCAGGAACGGGAACATCACTTCACCCTCCGCTCCATCGTGTCTGTCAGCGCCTTCGCGAACCGCTCCTTCGTCCACGTATGCTCGAGGAACCACTCGGCCTGGTCGTCAGCCACGCGCCTCTTCTCGGCCGCTGACATGCGCTCGAACCGCTCCGGATTCGCGGCCACCGACCTGTACGGCGTGCCCATGGGCTCGGCCTCCCGCGGGTCGCACAGCACGGCGCTCCGGGCCCTGGCAGCCAGCGGGAACCGCGTCCTGGCCATCCCGCACCCGGCGTGGTTGTACGGCGGGCACAGCGTTCCCCAGGACTCTGCCATGACCTGCGCCACGTCGCGCTCCGTCCCCTTGATGCCAGGCGACCGGCCCCTGCCGCCCTGCAGTCGCTTGCGCGGCCCGATCCTGAGCACCGGCCACGAGAGGCGCTTCATCGTCTTCAGGAGCCAGGCGTCGTGCGAGTACAGTGCCGCGTACACCCAGCATTCCTGCTTCGCGCCTCCCAGCCACCCGCTCTGGTCGTACGGGGCGGCCACCGGGACGTCCACGTACGGCGTGTAATCCAGCCGTATCACCCTGCTGGCCAGCGGGAACCTGTCCAGGAACAGCTGGTC